AGAAGCAATGTCTTCAATTAATTTTTTTGCAATTAATAATGATGATTTAAACCAATCTGGATTTTTTATTAAAAAAGTTTCTATTGTAGAAAGTCCTTTAGAAGTTTCAACTGCTCTACTTGAATATGCTTGTTTTATTAATGTCTTATATTTAACTTGGAAATCTTCATAACTTGGTGTCTTCTCTTTAAGATAAACATCCCACTCTTTAATTTTACTTTTACCTAGAACGTCAGCTATATAACAAAATATTGCCTGTGCTCCTTCTGCTTCTGATGGTGAATCTGCCATTTTCTCTCCTATGACTATTTATATGAGAGTTAGTTAGATTTAAAACATAAGTGTTTGACAATGCCACCGTTCTCTTGCCAGACTTTGTTCTTGTTTTGAAACTTTGCTAATTTATCTGCGTCTTCTTCAAAAAAGAATTCTGAAACTATCTGATTGGTTGGTTTCTCAATGACGTGCCAAAGTATTTTTCTATCTTTCTTAACTAACTTCTTCTCATAAGAAAGTTTATACTTGTAGATAGCAGGTCTTTTATCACCTCTACTAAACCTAACTTTTTGTTTTTTCATTTTTTTTTCTTGCATTTTTCTTTTTCTTTTTACCAAAGATATGATTCCAACCATCTTTGTATTTTTTATTTCCTGGTCTCCAAAAACCGTCCCATTGCTTTCCTTTAACGCCTGACCTCATTATACTTTAAAAAATGTATTAAAACTTAATACAATTCTTTCTGCACTTTTATTAACACTATCTCCTGAACCGTGCATTAAATAACTCGGCCACATTACCATTAGTCCTTTTGTAGGTGTTATTTGATGAGTGTTTTCTGTTAGAGAAGCAGGATTTTTAAAGACTAACTTGCTACTATTTTCATCTGCTTTTAAAAATATAACACCAGAGATAATTGATTTAGGATGACTGTGATATTTTAGTGTACTATCTTCACCTTGTACATTACACCAAGAGTCTTGCATTCTTTGATTCTTTATATAAACTTCGTTCATAATTTTATCTTCTATATCTTTATGATAGTCTAAAATATAAGCGTTACCTCCCATAGAAATATATGTTGTTTTAGCATTACCTTTAAAGTAATCATACTCCTTTAAATCGTTTTTGATTATACTATTAATTATTTTATCTATTTCTGTATCATTTAGAAAATTATATTTCTCATATATATCTATTGTAAAAATAGTTTTCTTATCCATTATACTTTAAAATCTGAAAATTTATCGTAAGCAGTTTTCTCTTCTTTTGTTTCCTTTTGATTAGAGTCAACTATGTTTTGTGCTTGTTGCCCTACATCATACAATCTCATTTTTGCCCTATCAACTCCTACAATAAATGACCGATTGATTGCTAAATCATTATATCTATTCTTTAATTGTTTAATCTTTAACTGTCCTAATGCTTCTAAATCGTCATTGGATATTATTGCAAACATAAAATCTGCTGTTGCAGGTAAACCAAAACTTTCTGCTGTATCTTCTAAACCTATATCTGTTGAAACAAATCCAGTTCTTGTTGTTTGTGTAGCAGAAAACAAAGGTACATTAAATTCTACTGCAAGTCCTCTTAACTCTTCAGCGATTGCCTTAATATAAAAATAAGAACCTATATTGCCACCTTTAAATCTACTTGACGCACATATATTTAAATAATCTATGAATACTACATCTGGTTTAAAACTTTTCTTTAATGCAAGTTCATTAAACAATGCTCTAAAGTGTCCACTATGAGCAGACGCTGTTGGATATTCTTTAATAATTAATGTCCCACCAGTTTTCTTTCGTAATTTTTCCATTTTATTTTCATATAAATCTTTTGGCATTGTATGTAAATCATCTATGGTTACATCTAAAAGATTTGCGTCTATTCTTTCTGCAATTCTTTCCTCCGCCATTTCTAAAGTGATGTATAGAACATTTAAACCTTGTGTTAAATATGCACTTGCACAATGACACATAAACAAAGATTTACCAACACCTGTTCCTGCCAATGCAATGTTCAAAGTCTTACTAGGAACACCACCTTTGGTAATTCTATTCATATAATCTAAATCAAATTGATATTTTGTTTCTTTTGTATGATACCATTTAAATCTCTCTTCGGCGTCACCTATATAATCGTGCCCTATATGTTGGTCAAATGATACTGCTAATGCGTCTGCTAATATACCAGGTATGGATTCTGGAGTTCTCTTACTATCTTTCTTATCTAAAATTCTAATACCACTTAATACAGCATTATGTACTGCTCTATCTTTACAAAACTTTTCAGTTGTATCTAACAACCATTGTGGATCAGAATCTAATTTAGATATAGAATTAACAATTTCTTTTAATGTATTATGTTCATCTTCATTAATATCTTTTCTTTGAGATAATTCTATGATGATTGCTTCTTTTGTTGGAAGATTATTATACTTCTCAACAAACTTATATATTTCTGAAAATAAAATCTTTTCAGTTCTTAATGGAAAATAATCTTCTTTTAAAAATGGTAATACTTTTCTAGTATAATCTTCTTGAAAAAAGAGATTATTTAAAATTGTAGTTTCTATTCTTTCGTTCATACGTAATGTAAATAACTTCCTATTATATATTTTGGTTCTTCTATTGGTTTATGTCCTATATGTTTATAAGTCCACAAAGGTGGAAACATTAATAATCTACCTGCCTTTGGTTCAACTTTCAAATCATATTCAGGAAAAGAAGTATGACCTCCCTTATTATCTTTTAAATATAAAAAGAATACAAGAAATCTTTTTGCACTTGCATAGTCCATAACATCAACGTGTTCTTTAAATTCATCTGCATTATTAACTTCATATTTCTTAAAACGGATTTGTTCAAATCCAAATTTTTCTGGCCATTGGTGTATCTTATCTATCTTATTATCTTCACAATACTTATCAACATATGGTCTCATTGCTTTATATAATATATCCACATATTCTTGCCAATCTGTATTTAAATTTATATTAATTTCTGTAAAAGACCTATGACCTTTTAATTCTGTTTTAATCCATTGATGTTTTGAATCTTCAAACTTTTCAACTAAATGATGGCATTGACCAGCATTTAATACATCATCATAAACATTAATATAATTTTTATTTTCCACTTTTTATTTTCTCATCTAATAATTCTATCAATAGGTCACCAATATAATCTACAAATTCTTTATTATCAACATCCAATTTCTCTTCTGTAGGATTTAATTTAACAGTAAAATCAAACTTCATAGGTAAAGTACCATCAGGATTTTCATCCTTTCCAAATCCAACTTTACCATAGTGATAAATTACTCCTCTATACTTACCTTCAGTAAGTTTTATACAGGAAAAATCATCACCTTCTCTTTGAGCAAAGGTGTATCTTTTACTCTTCGTCTGATCCGTATGTGAATTTTTTGTTTGCGTATTCATCTATTTTCTTTAATATTTCTTTTGTAAAATACTTATCTGGATTATCATTAATTTGTTTACCAAATACTTTAGAACCATCTGGCATTTCAAATCTAGTTGATACCTTCTTAAAGATACCTGCCTCTTCTCCTAGTTCTAATAGTCCATAATGCTTATCCAAACCGTGTTTATAAGTTAACTTAACATCCACTTTAGCATTTTCTTTAGTAATTCTTGATTTATATATTTTACAATGAATAATATTTCCAATAATCTCGGTACCCAATTTCTCTTTTCGTTTACCAAGATAGATGATTGTTGAAGCAGCGTATTTCAATCCTGAACCGCCACCCATTTCTTTTTGTGGGAACATAGAACCAATCACATCATAAGTATGGTTGGTCATTAACAAAGGAACATTTGCTTGTCCTAGTTTAAGTGTTAAAACTCTAAATGTAGATTTGACAATTTGTGCCCTTGTCATATCTCTTGTTTCTTTACCTTCTGCTGTGTCTTCCATTTCTTTTGTAGTAGATAGCATTCCTAAACTATCTAACACAAACATTAAAGGTTGTCTGTTATCTTCTTCTTGTTCTAAATATTTGTCTAGTATTTTTATTGATTGACTTCTAAATTCTTGTACAGTTGATACTGGTACTACTACTACTCTTGTACTATCAACACCTCTATTTTCAATCATTTCCTTTGATACAGCATTTTCTGATTCAAAGAATATAACTCCTGAATTTTTATCTTTATCTAAAAAATGTTTGATTACTCCTAATGCAAAAAATGTTTTACCTGTTGCGGCTTCTCCTGCGATTGCAGTAATACGATTGCCTGGTAACCCACCATAAATTGAACCTGAAAGAAGAGCATTAAAAGAATAAGAACCTGTATCTATAAATGAAACAACATCACCTGCTGTGATACCTTCACTTGCTAAACTAGCATATTCATTTCCTGTTTCTTTAATAATTTCTTTAAGAAAGTCCTTCATACTCACTCATCTCCTGTTCCGTATATGATAATACATAAAATTTTATATTGTTAATATAACATAATTCCTTGACCGAGTCAAGTTCCTTTGGTAGAAAGTTATGACTAATATAATCATCTGGTTGTCTATATATCGTTATTCTCACACATTACTCTATCATTACTACAATTAACATCAATATTAAAACTATTACTATGCAAACAAAAAAGTTAAATAACATACTCCAGCATCCAAGTAATAAAAAAGAATACTGCTAGTATTGTTAAACTACCTATTATTGTTTTAACTATAAAATCCCCCATACATATATATTTATCCTATAAACTCTTCTAACGTTCCTAATCTACTAGTCTTAAACAAGTCAATTTTCTCTCCAAAGCACCAAATATTTTCAATAAAAGTCATTGCCATAAAAACATTTAACTCTTCTTTAGTTTTAAATTTCTTATTACCTTGAGGACGTTGCATAATTCTCATACCAACTTGACCTAAAAATTTATCTTTAAAAGTATCAACTAGTTCATCACTTGACCTATATCTTTTATTCTTAATTTTTGGATCCATAATATTAACAAACATATATTTTGATTTACTTAAAGTCTTTTCTGCAACTAGAAGATAAAAACTATCTCTCCATTTTTCATACTCATTAAACTTATGCCAAGATTGTAATTCTTCTTTCTCACCACCTTTATTATATTGTTCAGTACTAAAATAAGGTGGACTTGTAAAGGCACAATCTATATCTGGTAATTCATTATAAGGTAAATCTTCTGCACCACAATTCCATATCTTAACAGTTTTATTTGGGAAGAATTTACTATACTCTTCTATTTGTTTTTGATAATTCTTATACGTATTTGGATTAGGATCACAACCATAATAATATGTTGCCTTACTAGCAAAGAAGCCAGCAAGTCTATCTCCCCAACCACAACTCGTATCTAATACTGTTTCTGCATTGGTTATATCATATATTGTTTTTGCAACAACTGGTTTAAATTGTGTTGCAATATATGTACCCAATCTAAAGGCACTCATATAAGTATCTTTGTCTAAAACTCTCTTCATATTAATACCTCTCCATATAGGTCCTAAACATTTCCATATATCTCTTGCGTTACCATTTTGCCAAACTTCTATCGGCGCTCTAAATCCATAACTTGAACAATTTAATCTTAACTCTTGATTAAAATAATTAGAACAAGTATTAAATGTATTTGGACCATTTATAAGACCCAAACCATATTCTTTAAAATTATATTTGTAATCTTCATACTTTTCAAATACGTCTTTTGTTATTTGTTCTTTAGGTGTACATATAGATGAAGTATCAAACTTTGATAATGCAATTATATTATTACGCATATCATCATAAGATATTTGTCTTAAAGGAAACTTTGGTCTAAACGTAGCAATATATTCTGCTAGTACTTCTCTAAATCTTTCCTTACCTAATTTTTCAGTCCATCTATCAAACTGAATTGTATCCATAATAGGTAGACCATCTTCATTAGCAAACTTTTTTAAATCTATTGTATATAAATCCATTATATTTCATTTCCCCAAGCATCCCAACCATCAATTTTATGTCTGGCAAATAATTCTATTCTAGGTAAATCACCACATAGATTAACTATATCATTTCTAATTCTATCTGGTTTTCTACTATGCTCTCTACGTTCACTCACTACTAATCTATCTACGTTACCACTTATTCTTTTTGGGTGTCCTCTAGTTGCTAAAATACATATCTCTGGATTTGCTCTAGTCCATAACCCAGGTCCTTTAAAAAAATAATTTTTAATTCTCTTCTTGTTCATCTTCACCCAATAAAAAGCAACCGT